AACATGGCTTTGTTCCCTGACGCAGAAGCAAGCACCATGACAGAGGATCATGTTAGTGGAGAGTTCTTAGAAGCACTGCGCCTCATCGTGGACACTACACACCCTGATCTACAAGAGGGTGACATTGTAGGATTTGATTACAAACAGGTGCGCGACATCCTTGGTGGAGAGAACATCTTTACCAAAGAAGACAAGTACGCCATCGAAACCATTGGTGAGCAGATCCGTACATCTCTTGGCAGCTTCGGCGTTACCAAGCAGGACGGCAAGATCCAAGTGTTCGACACCTATGACTTTGCACCTGTTGGTGGGTTTGATAAATTTTTAGAGGATATAGGCACAGGAATGTATCCTGCCGCCAGAACCCTTGGTGGCATCCTCATGCCTGAGAACCCTGATGGTTCTTCCAAAGAAGAAGCTATGCGCGTTCGCATTAACATCCCAGAGACACCTAGCGTTATCGATGTAGACTTTGATGACGAGCCTGACGAGGGCGTAGAGGAGTTTGTCTTTCGTGGCCCGATGACAAACAAACGCGCAGCTATATGGGGAAAGTTTACCGACTTGCTTTCTTCTTCAGCTAATGCGCCTGAGAGCATCCCATCAATGATGCAGTCATATGAATCTTATGCATCCCAACCCACAAACGATCTTCCCACGCTAAATGAGATACAAGGACAAATGTAATGGCATCCCTTCTTACAATGACCAAATCAGAGAACAAGCGGCTTGATGCCGTTCGTCAACGCGCCAAGGATTATGCAGCAAAGCCAAAGCCTGCTGCTACCACGGCTACCGCTACTGGCTCATCTCTGAGCAAGACAGCTATCGAAAAAGCTAAAGCGCGTAAGGCAGCAAAGAAGTCTGCTCCTGCAAAGGCTGCTCCAAAGCAAACCTCTGGTTCGATTACTATTAAGAGTGGTGACACTCTTTCACAGATTGCAAAGAAGTACAGCACATCTGTTCGTCAGCTAATGGCTGCTAATCCAGGGATCAAGAACGCCAACCAGATCCGTGTAGGACAGAAGATCAGTCTTCCTAAAGAGGTAACGTCTGGCTCATCTGTTGGCAAAACAAACAACCCTTATCAGGGTCAGTCTTCTAAAGAGATCACATCTGGTAATGCTAAACGCGAGAGCGCAACGCAGCGTTTGAAGCGTAAGGCTGTAACAAATAAACGCAAAGGTCGTGCTGATGCTTAAATACAAACTCGCTGATGGCAGCATCTATGAAGGTGCTGTCGTTACTATGCCTGATGGCAGAATCAAAACAGGTGAAACGCTAACTGGTGACAGTGTGCGTTGCTTTCCTCTTGAGCCTTCTGATGAGGTTGTTCGCGCACGACAGCCGGATGGCAAACTGAAGGCAGATGATAAATCCACACCTTCAAAGAATGAAGCGTGGACAACTAAGAAGAAGAAGTAATGGCTACCCCTGCATGGACACGCGCTGCTGGCAAGAATCCTAAAGGCGGCTTGAATGCTAAAGGGCGTGAAGGCACAGGCATGAAGGCACCAGTTAAGTCTGGTGATAACCCACGCCGCGCCAGCTTCTTGCAGCGTATGGGTGCAGCCAAAGGCCCAGAGCGTGATGAGAAAGGCAGGCCAACACGGCTGCTTAAATCATTACAAGTCTGGGGTGCTTCTTCTAAAGCAGATGCCATTAAAAAAGGCAAAGCAATCAGCAAACGTAATAAGGCAAAAGCATGAGCTTTCTTCATATGCTTAAACTTGAGGAGCGTGAGTTACTTCGCACAATAGTGAAGAAGGTACACCTTTCTCACCACCCCAAAGATTTCTGTAATGACTACGAGGCCGATAAGGTTATCTCTGTTATCGGGCCAGAGGTTATTGCTCAGATGATTAAGTTCGGTAAGGATCACAAGGTTGACCAACTTTAAGTACAAGCCTGATGGTGACGTACTAAAATCCTTTATGAAGTCTGATGTATTCTTTCGTGGCTTGCGCGGCCCTGTTGGTTCGGGCAAGTCTGTTGGTTGCTGCGTGGAGATCTTTCGCCGCGCACTACAGCAAAAGCATTCACCTGATGGCACACGCCGTAGTCGCTGGGCTGTTATCCGTAACACCAACCCACAGCTTAAAACCACAACGATTAAGACTTGGCTCGACTGGTTTCCAGAGGAACAGTGGGGCAAGTTT